TTTTAAATGAAGGATTGTGGGATGAACCACACATTGGTTTGATTATGCAAGCAGTTGTGAATGCTCAGAAGTTCGCACTTCAAGATGATTATGAATCCGCAATCATTGAGGCATTTACCACATGACGCAACTATATCGGATTGAAGAACTGTTTACTAACAGTTGGGAACTGATTGATGAATCGGCGTCCAAACTGACCAAAGAACAGTGTGACCAAAAACTTCAATATTATCTTGAGTGTGGGTATAATCCAAATTATCTTCGTGCTGTTCCAGATAATGGAATTTCATCATAAACCACCGGATGGATATGTATACGAATTTGAAGAGAACTTCAAGCGTAGCATTACTGCAATTTGGATTGTTAATTGCAATCACTTCAACTATTGTGGTAAGTCTCATGTTGGTAGTATTTGGGGATTTTTCAACACAAAAACAAAAACCTACTACTCCCCAATCAATTCAAAAACCATTGGATCAGCAGTGGATATAAACAACACTACACCTTATAGTGCAATGATTGCCAAAGCATCACCACTGGATTCATTTTTTGTATGAGATCTGATCAATTTGCAGAAGGACTTCAAGTCTCTTATCGACATCTGACTGGAACGATTCATTTTATCTGTTCTTCTTATATCACCGTTTGTGTGAGAACTTTTGAAGATCGTGTCAGAAATGTTTGTGTTCTGGTGCATCGTGAGAATTGGAAAGATCTGAATCTTCTGACTGGAAATCGACAGGATTATGAAAAATAAACCATCTCTGTGGCGAATCATTGCAAAGTCACTTGGTGAAAAAGCAGGAAAGAATAATAAAGAAGCAGATCAGATTGCATTGGTTCGCTTACTGATGTTTCTTTCCATTTTGATTACAAACTGCTTCATTGTGTATGGTGTTCTAAGGACTCATCACTTTCCAAATGACAGTTTGAGCACTGGCACAAGCACTCCTTGCAGATCCCATTGATCTTCTGCTATACTGTAAGCATCAACAGCAAAGGGGACCTGATGATTGTCCCACAAATCACTGACGAACAAATCAAAAAGATTTTTGAAGACTTTTGTGAGGAAGATGGTATTATGGACTTTGGAAACTTTCGTATGGCAGTGAGAAAAGTTCAGCATGTCATCGGACAAAATGCACTGATATGTTTGTAATTGCCATCGGTCTCATTGGTGCTTTCATTGGTTGCACCATCCTTGCCAAACTTGACGGATTAAATCACACTCAGGATGAATCTAATGACTGACAAAGAAATTTCACCGGCAGCTTGTGCTGTTCTTGATGCCGCCTTCAATGCTAGCACCTGGGGGCGAGACGACTGCCTTAACGACGCTAGAGAAATTGCCGCAGCGGTTCTTCGTGCTGCAGCAAAAGAGATGTATTTCAAAGAGGATGTAAAGGTCCTGAATGAACTTGCGGACGAACTATGATGACTGATCTTTCCCCCGCTGCCCAGGCGATAGAAGACGCATACTTCAACGCCGATGGTTTTGGATACCGAAACGGTCTTGCTGCTGCTCTCCGTGCTGCTGTCGCCAACACTCAACAACGCCAATACAACGAATGTTGGATCTGCGACGCCAATGAACTCCTTGCCATCGCTGCAGAACTGGAGGAAGTGTGACACTCTGACAACTGGCACAAGACCCTCCCCAGACCCCACCAGGACCCCTTACAATAAAAGTATCAAGAGAAAACCCCAATGCCTAACCACCTGGAGCATCCTGAAGATCAGATCCTGACTGGTGATTTGTCGGTTCTTGATTTCTTCGTTACGCCTGGTCATTTGAGCGTGAAGATCGATGGTGCCCCTTCTGTGGGTTTTGGAGTTAATCCTGCGACTGGTAAGTTTGCCGTTGCAACTAAATCTTTCCTCAACAAAAAGAAAATCAAGATCGCACACTCTCACGAAGAGATTGATGCGTTTTATCAAGGTGAAGTTGCAAAGATTCTTCATCATTTGTTTGATTATGCTCCCCGCCAACATTCTGTCTGGATTCAGGCAGATTGGATTGGATTTGGTGGTGATACTGAATACACTTCTAACACCATTACCTATCAGTTTCCTGAAGTAGTTGAGGAGAAAATTATTCTTTTTCCTCATACGATTTACTGGGGAACTGATAATCTCAACACCTGTGAATCTGCTCCGATTGATTTTCAACTGGAGAGCACTTCTACCTGTAAAGTGATTCAACCAAAAGCATATATTCAGCATGGTCAAGAATCATTTGCTGATGTAGAAGATGTCTGTAAGTTCGCAAAGCAAATGGCACAATGTGTTCCTTTTGTTTCTGATAAGGAAGCAGTTCAGATTAAAAAACAATTGAATGCTTGTATCCGTGAAAATCGTCCAATCGAGGATGATGCATTTGATTGTGATTATCGTCTGATTGCATATTGGAAATTAATCAAGTCGATCAAAGAAGATTGTTTGTTTCTGTGTCGCAATTCAGGTCCAGCAGCATACATCAACGGCAATCGTATTGATGCTGAGGGTTATTGCCTTTCTAATGAATACGGTTTCTATAAGTTGGTCAATCGTAGGGTATTCTCATATGCCAATTTTCTAAATAACAATAAAAAATGAAGACGTTCTCACAGTTTCAAGAAGACGCTGGCACTGGCAATTATGCGAACTATGTGAGAGAAAGAAATCGAAGAAAATATAATGTTCCTTCTCCTTCTCAGGTTAACAAGGAAAGAAAGTTAGCATATATGTTGCAAAAGGATCTTCCAAATTAAAATAACATGAGTCTCCAAATTATTGCTCACAAAACTGAATTCGGTGATTGGACATTTGACCATGAACATGAAAATACGATTGAAGAACCATTATGCAATGGAACTGAATTAGTTTTGGATGAATATTTTCGTATTGATATGAATCGTAATCCAAAAATAAATGATCAAATTCAAATTATTGTAGATACGGAAGATTTTGAGAACTCTACCACAGTTCTTCAATTAGAATCCACTAATGATGAAGGTTCTAATTATTTGGATATGGTTTTGTTTGAAAAAGTTTGGTTATGTCCTTGGTTACAATCCTATTTTGGATATGTGCCATCAGAACTTTATGTTCAATTAAATCCAGTCAATCCGGGTAAGATTGCTTTTGAAAAAACAATGAGAACTGGAGTCAATCCATTCACTAAATATTTGAAAACATCATCCTTTAATGAAAACGTTTCAGGAATTTCAAGAGAGTGCAGCAATTGCTAGGGGTGCATTAGGACTTCTTAGATCTGCAGCGAGAGCAGGAAGAGCAGTTAGAACTGCAGATGGTGGTAGAAGAGTCACATCAGCGGCAAGAGCGGCAAGAACCGCTACTTCAAGAGCAGTTGCACCTAAAGGACCTCCTAAATTCAAATCTTTCACCAATAACGATTATCGGGATACAAACTCTGATCTTGCTGCATTTAAAAAAGCAGGATTTAGAGCAAATAAACAAGACATTAAATCAAGATTTAATTTTGATGGAACTACTGATCCAAAGGTAAATACCTTTCATGATAGAGGTTCATTATACAGCACAACTGTATCCAGACATAAGAATCAGGCAACTTATGCACAAAGACAGTTGCCAAACAAAGTTGGATATGAGCGTGATGCGGTAGGTGATCCTAAAAAAACAGCAAGACCAACTGCAAAAAGAGCATTTTTCTTAAAACAATTGAAGGGACAAATGGGAGGAACAAGAACTCCCAAACAAGTTGCAGATCTTGAAGTCGGAACAAGATCTGATTACTATCGTAAAAATGATCCTGAAGATTTGATTGGAAGAGGTAAAGAATTTGTTCAAACATTAAAAGATATTCCTGATAAACTTTGGCAATCTGGAGTCAAACCAGGATCTAAGGTTACTGGTCATCCAGGAGCAGTGATGCCGGGCGAAACAAATAAGGTATTGGGAAGAGAAAAGAGAGCGAAACTTTATAAGAAGATTGCTGGATCAAGAATGTCAAAAATGAATCCTGTGACTCATACTCTTGTCGGGACAATGCAATGAAGTCATTTCAAGAGTTTAATGAAAGTGCTGCTATTGCAAGAGGTGCATTAAAATTACTCAAGGCAGCATCTAGAGCGGGTAGAACTGCAAGAACTGCAGATGGTGGTAGAAGAGTCACATCAGCGGCAAGAGCAACTAGAACTGCAACTCCACGTGCCACAATGACTCGTGCTGAAAGAGGAGAAACCTGGAAAAGTGTTGGTGAAAAGCAAATCAAAAAATCACAAATTGATCCTAAATCAAAGTTCTTTGATCCAGTAAAACAAAAAGAATACAAAAGACAAGTTGCATATTGGGGAAATAAGGAAAGAACCGTAATATCAGGTGCCGCTCCAAGAGATCGTAATATTACCATTGCAAGATCTGCTGCAAAGAAAGCAGGATTCAGTGGTGGTGGAAATAAGAATCGTGTAGATTTTAATGCACCAAACAAAGATTATACGACTTATCCGATAGATAAGTATCCTGATGGATTTAAACATCCGAGACATAATACTCAGGTGGATACTCAGATTGAAACGCTACCATCAGGAAGAAAAGCAGCAGCATTATCTAGTGGAACAAAAAGACCAGACTATGTTGCAAAGGCAAATAAAACTGCGGTTCGAAGAGTTCCTTCAACAGATCGAATTGCAAGCAATATGAGAGAACTTCGCCGTCGTATTGTGAGATCTGGAGGTCAAGAAAGAAATCCAGTTCATAAGGTTGATTTTCTTCCACGCAGAGATGATTATGGTTATAAGGGAGAATTGGATAAGTATTCAATGAAAGTTGGTCGAAACTTTGTTCAGGCACAAAAAGATCTTGCAAAAAATTTGAAAAAAGCAGGTGCAAATCCAGGTGATGTGATTAGTGGAAATCCATCACCAATGAGAAAAGGAGAAAATCCACAATTAGGAATTGATAAGAGAGCAAAGATGTATCAGAAAACATTTGGTAGAAGAGTTCAGGGATTAGATCCAACTGGAAGAGTCAGAGGAATGATCGGTGCAGTTGGTGGCGATGTCAAGTAGACACCTGATCAACTGTCACATCATACACTCCATTTTCCCAACAACACTCTTATAATGCAAAGGTAGTCACACATCTCTCATGACCGAAAATGAACATTGAACTTGATCGTGTATATATTTTTTCATGTTCTGCATCTTTTGAAACATTATCACAGTCTGTTGTTAACCAATTGTTTAAGGATGGTCGTGCAGCATCACCATTCCTTGAACGTCAGTTAGAATTGTGGTTTCCAGATTTAACTTTTGTAGATGGTAGAGGTTATGATCACGTTGATACTGTATTTCAAAAATATGATGCCAAGTGTTTCACAAAACGTGGAGCAAAATTCTGCCGAAGTAATATGCAAGGGCAAGGACGTTCTGTAAATGAAGAGAAGTTGTGGAAACATGCTGTTGATATGGTTTATATCTTCTGCGATATTGTTGATTTTCCTCAAGTAAGAGTTGTTTACAAAAAAGGTTCTGATCTGCTAAAATATTCTAAAGGAAGTATACCATTCAAGGATCGTAATGTTTTATTTGCAAGACTGTCTCATTGGGATTAAAGAACTCAAGTCAAATTCAATTGATGCAATTGTTACATCTCCTCCGTATAATCTGAATATTAAATATAATCAATATTCAGATAATCAACCAAAGCAAGATTATCTGAATTGGTTGGTTTCAATCTTTACTGAATGTAAACGTGTTCTAAAAGATGATGGGAATATGTTTATTAATATGGGATATTCTAATGTAGATCCATACGTTGGAATGGAAGTTGCTTTTGCATTAAGAGATACCTGGACTTTACAGAATCATATTCAATGGATTAAGTCTATACATGTAAATCAAAAGACAAGTGGACATTTTAAACCAATTAATAGTAAAAGGTTTTTATGTCCAACATGGGAGCATTTGTTTCATTTTACCAAAACCGGAACAGTTACAATAGATCGTCTTGCTGTTGGAGTTCCTTACGAGTATTATGAAGCAAATATACGTGGAAAGAATACTGTAGATACAAAACCTAAT